TTATCTAATTATAATTTTTGCATTGATTGTAGTGATTATATTTTTAATATACCTAAGCTATGAGTATAGAATATTTAATCAATCTGCATCAAATATTACGGAATCATTCACAACATTACGTATTCCACCTACCTTTAATAGTGTAAATGCAAATTATCAAAACAATCTATCTAATTTTATAAACAATTATACTAATACTGGGGTAAATGCCTATAACCAGCAACTTATTAACGATAATACACTTTATAATTCTTTACTAGATAGATATCAAACCAATTATAATAATTCCAATACATTATTACAATTAAAGAACAAAATAACACCTGCAAATAAGACGTTTCCAATTAATGAAGTAATTAAAACTATTAAATCTAATTATAATTCCCAGTATTTAAGCACTATATCAAATGATGTTAATAAATATGGTATCCTAGCAAATGATAAATGTCTGAGTGTTAGTGGTACGTGTGCAAATGGTAGCCCATTTTGTATGCAAGAATGTCAAAAAGGCTTATATACTACTGATAGCCAGAAATTCTATACTAATAGGATTTATTCTGTAGCAGATGCGGCTAAGATTACTGGTGTTAGTCCCGATAGCATAAATACAAAAAATATTTATCCATTTAATATTTTTCGTTCTAGTGTAAATGATAATTGCCTTACTGTTGATAATGATGGAATAGGAGTAGCTCCCTGTAATTTGAATAATTTAAATCAACAATGGAGCATTTCGCCAGATGAAAATATTTGCGTATTAACTTAGTGGATTGCATCTGGTTATTCTAGAGACTATCAGAACGGCAATGTGGAACTGGATAATCTACTAGATGACAAGCCGGCCAGTTGTACGGTCTGCGATATATTGGATAATTATAGAATACAAGCGGTCGTATATTATCTAAATTACCGGCACCCGTCTGCACATTACCATAAGGAAGCTCCTTATAATTAACCCAATTTTCTATAGTAGTATTAGTTTGTGAGGGGCAGCTGCTTATTAAAGCCATCATTAGAATACCAAAAATGATAAGACTAATTATAATAATTAACCAAGTTGACATATCTTAATTTACTAAAATATACTTTAACTTATTATAACTTACTATAACTTACTATAACTTACAACAACTTACTATAACTTACTATAACATAGTAAGATATTGCTTCTAGCAAGAATATATAAAAATAAAATAAAATAAAATAAAATGAAATAAAATGAAATGAAATAAATACAAAACAAATACAAATGCAAACTAAGTTATATTTGCAGTTATATTTTCTTTTGCATTTGCGTATGCGTATGCCTGCCGTTTTTGTATTGTGTTGCTTTGTCTTTGCACCATCCAAATCTGTTAAGAGTAAATCGGTATGAATATTTCCAAAAGAGATATTCCTGGTACTTTCTGATGTATTTTAAATCCGGATCATTTGCTAGAATAGTTTTTCCATATTCTAGAAGAATATTAAATCCACTATTACTTTTCATAATTTCCTTGTGCTTGTCCTGTTGTTTTAGTATGTTTTGAATCTTATATATATATTCAGTTCCTAGTATTTCAGAATAGACTTCAATGCTTAATTGCCAATCAAATCTTATAGGAAATCCAATATGATTGTCTTCTGGCAGTAAGCGATTAATCTCTTCCAAATTAGAAATTATGCTTGGTATATCACCATATTTTTTTATTAATTCCAGATTTTTGGGGAAGTTGGATCTTTTGAGACCGTTATTCCAATCTGTTCCTGATAGGATAAATGCCATTAGTAATTGTTGTGGAGATACTCCTAGATGAGTAATAAGTATTTCATAGTCAATTTCAACTACGGTGTCTTCTTTAAAATCCAGGTCTTGTATGATTCTTTTGCAACCAAATGCTAGAATATCCATATCTCCCGAAAAGCATACATCTGCAAAATTATTTTCAAGTAATAATTTGAAAATGCAATCTGCTTCAATATGCTCTAGATGGATATAATGAATTCCTAGCGCATCAAAAAGTTCCTTGCAAGCATTCATATGTGCGAGTTTAATAGTTTTAATTCTTTTAGCTAGATGCATTATAGTTTCAATGTCTTTTTCTGGATCACTTATGTTTTCAATTATTTCTCCTATTTTTGCCAAAATTTTGTATCTAGCTGCTTTACGATGTTCTATAGTTGGTATTTTTTCATCTCGTGGTTTCCCATCAAAGACAAATAGTATTTCAATACCTTCTCTAGCAAACTTATGAATTAAATTGATAAACTCATTTATAAACTGTTCTAGAGACTTTGAACGACTTAAGAAACGATAGGCGATATTAGCCCAATCAAATGCTACCCGCTGTCCTCGAAACTTGGAAAGAGGAACCCGTGAAACACCACTTTTTACAAGTTTTAGCAAAAAATCCTTTGCACCTCCGCGAATTCCCATTTTGATATTGATGTTGATGTTGATTGTCTTTGAGACCAAACCTAAAAACCTTGAATAGCAAAGTTAAAATACTCATTCCTCAGTGGCAACCTACAAATCAATTTTAGTTTAGAATTATCATAAAAATCTAAAAATAGAAATATTTATTTACACTAAAATACGCTATTAACTAATACCCTATTAGCTAATACGCTAGTGTTAGGTAATATCCTATTAACTAATACGCTAGTGTTAGGTAATATCCTATTAACTAATACGCTAGTGTTAGGTAATACCCTATTAACTAATACGCTAGTGTTAGGTAATACCCTATTAGCTAATACGCTAGTGTTAGGTAATACCCTATTAGCTAATACGCTAGTGTTAGGTAATACCTATTTGATATTTTTTTAACATCTTTCTAGCATATTCATCGTGACCGATACTATTGAATAAGTTGGTAGCATCTTTACCAACCCCCTTCATAATTATATCACCGCCGGGATGTTTGGGTATCCATTTAGTGATATCTGCCACTTTACCATTTATTACTATCCAGGCATCTGTTTTTTTATTATGTTTTGCAACTTCTGCTAGAGTATATTTTCGCCATTTTTTTGATTGTGTTTTAGTTTTATTAGCACCACCACCACCTCGTGCATGCTTTCCTAGTGTGTGTGTCTGTGTTCGTGTTCCTCTCCGTATCTGTCTTTTATTTTTAGATTTCAAAGATATACCTAATTTTTCTAGAACATAATCTGCAGATTCTAGAGCACCTTCTACCCAGGCTTGATGACTACTATAATTTTCATTGCAAATGTATATATCTTGATTCGCTAGAGGTTGAGTTATTTGTGGCATAATTTCTTTCCGGGAATAGCCAGGTTTCCAATATCCGGCACCCATATCCCAATAGTAATGTTTTAACCATAATGGCTCCGGTATCTCCAGTTCTGGAAATAAGAGTTCCAATTGTCGGGCTAGTTCCTTTTGAAGAATATTATCCCCCGCCACCAGTTTATTAAACCAATATCGGGCAAATCGAGAATCAGTATAACTAATCATAATAATGCCTTTTTCTACATTACTAGGTATGATATATTTAATAGGTAGGTTGCTTACTACTTTAGATATATTTGCAAACCACACTTTACCACTTTTTTTATCAGGTGGATAACGAGCATAAATTCGATATAATGGTTCTGGCTGGATAGAATTTATTAAGCGACGGATACTAGGATTCTGCATAAGGAATTTAATTTTTATAAGGGCAGGTTGTGGTAATGCTAGAATAATCTTATGTGCTTGAAATTCCTTTCCATTTGATGTTATACTATATAATTTAGTATATTTATCTTCTCTATCTTCTCTATCTTCTCTATCTTCTTTATTTTCTTTATTCTCAAGGCGGGAGATAGTTTCTAGAGGTTGGTTAAGATGAATATGTATATTAGAATGTTTTTCTAATTGATGCGCTATGGAGGTAATAATTTGTTCTAATCCACCTGCTAGAATGAAATATCGCATCTTTTGGGAAAATTCATTAGTGAATAGTGAGAGACCTTCTAGAGCGTTTAGACTATGCAATTCTGAATAATATGGATATCGAGCAATCAAATATTTTTTAATGGTCGGATATTTAGATGAGTAAATTTCATCGATTAACTCTAGTAGATTAGTTTTATTTAGTTTGCTGTCTGGTATATTGTGTTTGCGGATATGACCTTTTAATTGTTGAATTATATTATCTATTTCTGGAAAAATAACTTCTAATTGGGAATCATAATTTCGATGGATAGGGATATATCTAGAATTGCTAGTTATTTCGATTTTCTTGGAATCTAATCCTAATACTTGGATAAGGGCTAGAATACGATGTTGATGGGTATTGAATCTGGCACCTCCTGCTTCTATAATTGTACTATCTTCCAAATGAACAGAATGCAATCGACCGCCTAAATGATTTGCAGCCTCTAGAATACATATTCTAACATCGGGGGCATTTTTTAATATGCTAAAAGCAGTATATAAACCCGCTATACCACCACCGGCAATTAAATAATCATATTTTGTTATTAGAATTGTCTTTGCCATATCTATTATATTACTAGAAAATTCATAGTTATTTATAGTTATTTATATTGAATCATATTGAATCCATACAAAAATAGAAAAAATGATAATATTTATAAAAAAATGACTTTTACTAGAATACAAACTTTAAGTATTCATAACTTCCCGGTCTTTGGTCTTTGTTCTCTTGTTAGAGCATCTTGAGAAAATGCCAGTGCCAAGTGTTGTTGATCCTACGTATAAGTGCATTATCCATGCTATAGCACAAAATATAAATGTATTTGGCAAGTGGCCAGCTGGTACCGATATGACAAATGTAGCAAAAGAGTTATTTCCTAATGAATTTTGGAGTAGCTTTACCACATTTCCGTTTGACCATACTCAAACTATAGAGTTTACCGAAGACATATATCTTGAACTCATAAAGAAGAGCGGTAATGTTTCCGCTTGTTTAATGTATAAGATAATCAACAGCAAACCTATGATTCTTGCCGAATGGCTAGATTAACTGTATTCTAGAAGAAGCTATAGAGCATAGACAAATCCTATTTGCCATATTTTTCTTTTAATGTCCTATTATTGAAAAACTTAGAAATTTTACTTATATAATCATAAATTGAAAAAAGAAAAAAAAATCTATAAATCACACTCAAGCCTTGTCAGCAGACTTAGCGGCCTTGGGAGCCTTCGCAGCCTTAGTTGCAGCGGGGGTCGCAGCAGGAGCAGCCTTAGTTGCAGCGGGGGTCGCAGGAGCAGCAGCAGAGGCAGCAGGGGTCTCGGTCTTAACCGCCTTAACCGCCTTGGGTACCTTTGCAGCCTTGGTATCAGCAGTAGGGGCGACCGCAACAGCTGGAACGGGTGCAGCAGTGGGAGCAGCAACGGCCTTAGGAGCCTTGACAGCTTTAGCTGGCTTAGTCTCAGTAGCAGCTGGCTTAGTCTCAGCAGTAGCAGGAGTAGCAGCCGCCACTGCCTTAGCCTTGCGCTCTTTACGGACAGGCTTAGAATCAGATGATGCAACAACAACCTCAGCGGGGGCAGATGCAGAGGCAGATGCAGATGCATCAGTTGAGGTGGCAGCAACTGGGACAGCAGCTGCAGCAGCCAGAGCAGCAGAGCGCTCAGCCTGGTAGCGAGTCTTATCACTAGCCTCCATATCCTTGAAGGTTTGGAGCTGAGCGGGAGTTAGAGCCTTCCACGCCTCACTGACAAACCGAGAAAGCTGCCCGAAAGTGGCCTCTTTGTGATTACCAGCCTCAATAGGGCGTTGTTGCTGGGTAAAGAACGAAAAAGCAGTTCGCGGGTGCTTGACCTGAGAAGCAGGATTAGCACGACGGCGCGCACGCTTAAGACGCTTCTGGACATTATCAATAGTGCGAGAGCTGACAGTGTTCCAACCATCTTCAAACTTGAAGCCGAACTTCTCAGCTAAGGCGGCAACTAGAGTTTGAGATAGCTTGAAGCTAGAGTCAGATGAACCAATTTGAGCAGTTAGAGACATTTTGCAAATTAAAAATAACGCTTGGAAAACTAGGGGGTTGGAAGTACTTTGAAGTATAGGGATATCTTTATATTGTTTTTTTTACGCACTAAAATAATTTTTAATGTGTAATTATTGTGTTTTATTCGATTCCTTGAAATTTAGAAATATAAAAGAGTGGTTGGATATCGGTGGTTGGATATCGGTGGTTGGATATCGGTGGTTGGATATCGGTGGTTGGATAAATGTGCTAGCAAAAAGAATTCTAATTCTATAATAGAATTTAATATAGAGTATAGACTAGTTGTAGATAAATAATATAGTATAGAATGTTTATAAATAAAAACTCAAAAACTTCTAATTCTATATCATCCACTAAAATAATTACTAACATAATTATAGCCATATCTCTGGTAGCAATCATGCTGCTAGTGTATCTTAAAAATAATAACTTTGAATTATTTGCAACAAGTACAACATCGCTATTACCATTACCATTACTCACAAAGCCTACAATCGCATCTACAGTTGCAACTACTATACCTCTTTTGAATAATGATGTAATTCAAAATAGTGCGCTTGTTAATTTTATTAATAGATACATAGTAAATAAAAATCAGCAACATATATATACATCCACTATGTCCGGTCGACAGGGAAAAATTAATAATTTATCAGGACAAGTAATTAATTTAATAAATCCGTCTTCCTAGAAGCAATGCACGAATTAAATCAATTTAATACAAAATAAATATATCTAGAATATAGAATCCGGCAATACAACCAATACCCTATTAACTAATACGTCAGTGTTAGGTAATACCCTATTAACTAATACGTCAGTGTTAGATAATTTCTACCCCCAAAAATGATGCTAGATGTAATTGCAATTATTTTTATAGTAGCTTTATCATTTATTCTTTGTATGAAAGATGGCAAGTGTAGTTGCCAATTGTCTCATATTGTAATTGGTCTCTCGGTTATGGTATTTTATAAACTAGCAAAAGTACTGAAACTCAATAAAACTACAACGGAATCATTTGATACCACATCAGAATTAAATGCCTTTATTTCTGGTAATGTAGTTGGAAATATAGTTGCAGCACCAAATCAATTGCAAACTTTAAGTACTACAGAACTAGCAACTTATAATTCAAAGCTAGACTCATTAATCACTGCAATCAATAATCTTTATAACCAACAAACAAATCCACAACCCAATCTTTCCGTCAGCCCTGCTAATATTCAAAAGCTAGATTTAGAATCACAACAGCAATATCAAATGTTTCAACTTGATTATCTCAATAAACAACTTCAAAATGCTAAAGATATAATAAACGTGCAAACCATTGCAAACAATAACACTAATTATAAACCAATCAAAGTTTATAGCAGCTGTGTCATATCCAATGCAGATGGCACTACATCAATAGATACACCAGTTAATTCCACAAGTGGTGCTAGTACCGCTTTTTTACAACCATCTCTAGGCTCTAATTCTAACCAACCTGGAACTGCAATGGGATTGGGTTCTGCAATGGGATTGGGTTCTGCTTCTAATGGAATTGGAACATCCACCACAACAAATACTAAGACCGCTAGCTTTGTGAATTTGTCTCCGTCCACTGGCGCATTTGGTAATCTATTGAATAGTTTAGCTAATGGAAAAGGTAATATCAATATTAATTTATAAATGACTAAATAATCTAATAATCTAATAATCTAATAATCTAATAATCTAATAATCTAATAAATCTAATAATAAATCTAATCTAGCATCATTTTTTTCATAGTTTTTATTTATTACTATATGTTAGAATAAGACGATATATTGCATATTCATAAAGTCTAGAAAGGTAAAAAATGACAGAAATGGGTAAAATGAACAAAAGAAATCTAATAATTATAATTCTCTTGATGCTAGTTAGCGGTCTTCTAATTTATTATCTTTATCTCAAACCCGAAGCATTTGAACCCGGTGATACAACATCCCCACAAACTACTATACCTAGTGGTTGTCCTACTTTACCCCCTCCAATTCCGGTAGCTGTTCTATCCCGCTATTTTGGTGTAGGATTCAATATATATCCCGCGAATGGAACTACAAATAGCAGCAATTCAAATTCCCTGTTTTTAATAGAACACATTCCAGTGGTATATAATGGTTCGGTCGGTTCTATGTATGCAGTCTCTAATAGCCAACTTACTATTAAACTCCGCAATGATCTAGACCCCGAACAATGGTGGGTATTCACTAAAGCTACTGATTCTAATTCCACATATTACACTATTACACCTTATAATATGATTAATACTACACCCCAGCTAGCCCTACAATATGAAAATGGTAATTTATCTATCCGCCCCCAGAATTCCAGTTTTGAAAGCCAAAAATGGATTTATTCTAATACACTTGTGTCTCGTGGCATTCCTGTGCTAAATTACGGTCCCGCTAGTTTATTCACACCTGAATTTAATCCTTTCACTAGCAATAATATGTCTAGTTCTGCATCTGTTTCACAATCTAATAATCAACAAGTTAGTGATGTAATTAATTTTATCAAGACTAATATCCAACAATATATAGCAACTGTGGGAGCTACACCCAATGGAACTATTCCGGCGGTAAGTGCATCATCTCTTGGTAATAAAGATATGCCACTTAATATCAATGTTAATCTAGGTGCTGGTGCTGGTGCTGGTGCAGTTTCCGGTTCTAGCAAATCTGCTTTTGACAATATAACTGGATCCACCACTAGCACTGATTTATTAAGCCTACTAGATAAATATGAAACTTCTCAAACTATTCCTGCTAACGAGCAATTATTTTCAGGTTCAGACCTAGCTACGGCATTGCAAACTAATCAAGGGTGTACTTCTCTAAATCTTGGAGACTACACTAGCAACCGAGTTAGCACTTGTAATTGCAAACTATAAGGGCAAAATACTAGAATGCTGGTGTGCTAGATTGCTAGCATGTTTTTATTTTTAACATTGTGATTTTAACATTGTGATTTTAACATTGTGATTTTAACATTGTGATTTTAACTTTGTGATTTTAACTTTGTGATTTTAACATATTTAATAAAACCAGTAAAAGGATAAATATATTCTT